TTTTGCAAACGAAGCTAAAACAAACAGAGACCAAGCAGGTGCTGGTATTAAAGGAATGTTTGAAAGCAAAAAATTAAAATCACCTTCAATGATGCACAATCAAATGAATCGTCAGATGATTGAATCTACTCGAAGAAGATTGAGAACAGAAGGCGATTTAAGAAAATATTTTAGCAAAAAAGAAAGAGCAGAATTAAAAAACCATTTAACACAGATGGAAGTTGCATTGAATCAAAGTGAAATGAAAAAACGAGCAATGCACACTCAAACTGCTAATCACTTTAAAGTACTACAAGCGCAAACCGTATTAGTATACAGAAAAGCTCAACAAAAAATGGTTGCTATTACTAGAATGGGAGCTAAAGCAATGAACACAGCTATGAAAGCTGCAGGTTATCTTGGTATTGCTCTTTTACTATTTGATTTAGGAAAATCTGTTGTTAACTTTTTTACTAAAGGAAGTCAAGCAACTCAAGACGCAAAGAAAAATGCGGAAGATTATACTGAATCATTAAAAGCACTAAATGCCGAACTAGGTAGAATGGGCGGATTAAGAAGGTCAGGAGCTCTCAGTCAAAAAGAAATGGTAGAGCAAATGGGTAATGCTTTTGGTTCTGCAGATTTAAGCAGTAAATTACAAACTCTACAAGGAATTCAAGCTAGTGGAGTACTCTCTAAAGAGGAGAAAGATAAAGCAAAAGCCCAATTCTTAGAATCAGCTAAAGCTTTAGAAAACTTATCAGGCCCACGTAAAGAGTTAACAGCATTAATAGACGCAGTACAAAAGGGCGAAGATATAAGCACTGCTGCTGAAGGCTTTAAAGTACTAGAAAATAATATAAGAAATGTTGGTACTGCATCTAAATTACAAGTTGAAAAAATAAAAACTTTAAATCAAGCAATATCTTCAACAGTTGGAGGCATAGCTCAATTAAGAGGCCAAAAGATGGCTGAAGCTTATGCAGAGTTATTACAGAGTAGAGGAATTGGTGCTGAGGCTGGAGTTTCAGCTGAAATGCAAAGAAACATAGGTGCTATTGACCCAGATGCTTTAAGAGCAGAAGCCGAAGGAGACTTTAAACTAAGTGGATTTGCTAAAAGAGTTATGGCAGGTGCCCAATTAGGTGACGATGGATTTATGGGTAAGCATGGGAAAAAACGATTTGAAGCTGCTCAAGAAGAAATAAAAGCCATGAAAGCTGCAGGTCAAGCAGCTTATGACCAAGCACAAAAAGACAAAACAAGATTAACAGAAGAAGCAGCTGCGTTTGAAGCATATACTCAAAAAATTAAAAAAGAAGAAACCGAAGTTCAAAGAATTATGGACGAAGGAATTACAATTGACAAAGAAAAACTACAAACAAAATTAGATTTAGCAAATATAGGATTTGGAACTGGAGAGCAACAGCAACTTCTAAGAAATGCGTTAAAAAATGATAAAGCCATAACAGCAGAAAAAGAAGCACAACTAGCTTTAGATGGCGCAAAACTAAATCAAAGATTATTAGAAAGAGATTTAACCAGAGACGAAAACGGCGTACTGCAAGAAACAGAAGAACAATTTAAAATAAGACAGAAAGCAGCAGAAGAGGCAGTAAATACAGCACAAAAGAATTTAGATATTGCTACTCAAATTAAACTAAATACAGAAGATGAAGTAGAATATTTAGATGCAAAAGTACAATTTGAATTTGAACTATTAAGATTAAAAAATAGACAATTAGAGGTTCAAAATAGAATGGCTGCAAGAACTAGATCAACTGAGTTTGATACTAGTTTATTTGGATTTGCAAGAGCAAGACGAGAAAGATCAGATAGAATCGCAAATATGAGAGACGATAAACTTATGTCTTCTCAACTACAAACAGAATTAGAAGGTCGTTTAGGTGACTTAGCAGGACCAGAGAATGAAAAAGAAAGACTAAATCTACTAAAACAAATTAATACTGAAAAACAAAAACAATTAGATTTAGATGCAAAAATAGCTGCTGAAGCCGATAAAGAATATTACGCTACTGTAAATAGATTAAAAGCAGAAAATGAACTTACTGCCATGAAAGTATTTACACTTAATCCAGCAGACCAAATGTACGACAAATTAAGAATAGAACTTTATGGAAAAGGTGTAGAGTTAACAAAAGCACAACAAGTAGAATTAAGAAAATTAGCTGCTGAAACTACTGTATTAAATCAACTTAATACTGAAATGCAGGGACTACAAGATCAAATGTCAAGTGGGTTTACACAAATGTTTGAAAACTTTGTTTCTGGAACTATGTCAGCAAAAGAAGCATTTAAACAGTTTGCTGCAGATACTTTAATGTACATAGCAAAAATGTATGCAAGAATGGCAGCATTTGCTTTACTAACTAGCATGGGCGTACCAATGCCTACTATGCCAGGCATGGGAACAGGAGCTAGAGCAGGTGGAGTTATGTCATCACCAGGATATCGTTCATATGCAAGTGGTGGAGTTGCTTCAGGCCCTGATTCAGGATACTTAGCAACACTTCATGGAACAGAAGCAGTCGTACCATTAGGAAATGACAGAAGTATACCAGTAGAATTAAAAGGTGGTGCAGGCTCAAGTGTAATTGTAAATATTACAATGGCAGGTGGTCAATCACAAACAACAACACAAGGTGGTGGCGACGGAGCTGGCATGGAGCAATTAGGAAGAATTATTGGAGGTCTTGTACAGAAAGAATTAGCAGACCAACAAAGACCAGGTGGACTATTAAGTCCGTATAACACAAATATATAATGGCAATAGGATTCAACACAGGCTCAAGTTATGGAAGTAGGCAAGTACAGCCAGATAAAGGCTTGTCTGAATCAAATCAACCAAGAGTATTAAGAGCACAATTTGGGGACGGTTATCAACAAAGAATAATAGATGGAATAAATAATAACCCAAGAAAATTTGAGATAACTGTTGCAAACCAAGAAAAGGCAGTTATTGATGATATAGATTCTTACTTAACATCTTTAAATGGAGTTACTGCTTTTAACTTCACCATACCAGATACTAACGCTGGTGGCGGAGAAGAAACAATAAAAGTAGTTTGTGGAGCATGGAGTAAGAACTTTGCTTTTGACAATTTTTATAACTTAACCGCTTCACTAGAAGAAGTATTTGAATAATGGCAGAATTAATTACAACAGATTTACAACTAGCCACTCCTTCGGGCAGTGGTAAAGACGGTGCACTCTTAACTTTCTTTGAAGTTGAGATACCGAATAGTGACGCTGGTGGAGTTGGAGAAGATAGATTATTTTTTCACCCAGGCACAAATGATTCTAATAATGATTTAACTTGGTATACCTTAAAAGCAGGAGCAAATTATGGGTCAACTTCTTCAAGTGATTACAAACAAGTTACTTATATTGCTTTACCAATCATGGCAGAAGGTTTTGAAACTAGAGCAGATGGAACATTGCCAAGACCTACAGTAAAATTAGCGAATATAAATGCTTATTTTAATACTTACTTAACAAACTATGATGATTTAGTTGGAGCAAAAGTAATTAGAAGAAGAACTCTAAATAAATATATTACTAACAATCCTCCAATAGAATTAAATAGAGATGTCTACTATGTAGAAAGAAAAACGAATGAGAATAGTATTTTTGTAGAATTTGAACTTGCTTCAGCATTTGATATACAGGGTATACAAGTTCCAAGAAGAACTATTATAGCAGCTAGATGTCCTTGGAAATACCAAGATACAACTCAAGGTGGTTGTGATTGGCCAGTAGATAATAAAATTACTATTAGTGGTGTAGAGTATACAGTATATTTTACAAAAGAAGATGAAAATATATCAGTTGCTTCAAATCTAAACTCACCTTCTTCATCAGAATATACTTATTGGGGAAGATTAGATGTACAGTCAAATAGAACTACAAGTCTTTACGCAGGTAAAAGCTATGCAAAAAATGACTATGTAGAATATTACAGACCTGTAGGAGAAGAATATACTATTACAGCAACAGCAAACGGCAGTAATACGACTACTTATACTTTTGCTTCTCACCCATTTGCAGTAGGAGATTATATTATAGTTACAGGAAACGATAATTATAATTATAAAAATGTTCCTCTATATGTAAGTGCTGTAACAGCAACAACTGTGACAGTACAAGATGATAATAGTGCGAGTGGTAGTAATACAAATGAAGGACACGCAAAATTAGCAAGAAATACTTTATATAAATGTAAAGTTGCTCATACTATTGCAACAAGTGATAGTGCTGATGCCTTAATTAAACCAACAAATATTACATATTGGGAAAGAGGAGACATTTGTGGAAAAAGACTAGAATCTTGTGCAGATAGATTTGGATTTAATCCTGCACAAGGACAAGTACTATCAGCAATACCAGTTATTCAGACATCAACTGGAAATATACGTATTGGAAGTGGTTATACTTCTGCGCCTACTGTAACGGTATCAGGTGGCGGTGGCTCAGGAGCTGCAATTACAGCAAACTTAGGTACAGGTGCTAACTCAGATAAAGTTGTTAGTTATACAGTAACTAATGGAGGAAGTGGATATACTTCTGAACCTACTTTAACAGTATCAGGTGGTGGTGGTACGGGTGCTTACGCTAGAGCAAATGTAAGTCTATTAGCTAGAAATAAGAAAAATTTACCTTTTGGAGGATTCCCAGGAGCGGCATTATATTAATGATTGAGACAATATTAGAAGAAATTAAAGAACACATAATAGATTCCCAACCTAATGAGGCATGTGGACTTGCAGTGTTAAGAAAAGGACGAGTAAGATATTTTCCTTGTGAAAATCATGCTGAAAATCCTATTAATGATTTTGTAATAGACCCTAAAGAATATAGAGATGTAGCAGCTGAAGGAGATATCATTGGAGTGATTCATAGCCATAATGATTATTTACCGATTACTCCCAGCCCGTTAGATATTGCAGCATGTGATAGATTAGGAGTTGATTGGTATATTTTTAATTTAAATGGCGAATATCAAAAGTTGCGTTCATCAAATGAGAAAATGGATTTGATTGGAAGACCCTTCGTTTTTGGAGCCTATGATTGCTTTACAATTATAAAGGATTATTTTACTGAACTTGATATAAATATTAGTGACTATCAGTACGAGTGGAATTTTTGGGAAAAAGGAAAAAATCTTTATATGGAAAACTATCTCGATGAAGGTTTTGAGCAAGTAACAGATGGAAGCCTAAAGATTCACGATCTAATATTAATGGCTCTGAATAGTGAAATCACTAATCATGCAGGAATTTATGTGGGTAATAATCGTATATTACACCACGCACCAAATAGACTATCGTGTAGAGATAACTACGCAGGAATCTGGCATCAAATAACCAGAATAGTATTAAGACATAAAAACTACAGATGAAAAAGATTATATTAGAAGGAATACTTGGAGACAAGTTCGGCAGAGAATGGGAACTAGATGTATCTAGCCCTTCTGATGTCGTGTCTGCAATTGGAGTTCAGAAAAAAGGTTTTCGTGAATTTTTAATTGGGTCTTCTGAAGATGGTCTTAACTATGAAGTACTAATTGATGGAGAAGGCGTGCAGAGCATGGAAGAATATGTTCACCCAGTTCCACAAAATTCCACAATTAGTTTTATTCCAATTGTAGCAGGTTCAAAAAGTAGACTCGGAATGATACTAACAGGTATTGCACTTGTAATTGCTGCACCTTATGCAGCAGCAGCTTTTGGTCAAATGGCAGGAGGCTTACAAGCAGGAGCAACTATTGGACAAGCTGCTGGAGGATTAAAAAGTGTAGGAGTCGCAGGATCATTACAAGCAGGAGCAGCAGCTGCAGGAGCAGGAGCCTATGCTACAG